GCTTCATTAACTGTAAATGCTTAAGATATGAAAGAACAAAAAAGATACGCAGTACAATTAGATGTTTACGTTTGGGCTGAAGATGATTATCTAGCTCGTAAAGAAGCCCACAAACTGGCTGATGAGATAGATGAAAAAAATCCTAATGCTAGAACAAACGTTACAGAAATCGGTGAACAACCATTCGCTTCATTTAGTTATAGAAAGTTAGATGATATTAGTAAACCGATTCCAAAAATAAAAGATGAACCCTTACCTTTTTAAAATATTATGAATAAGATTAGTATCAAAACCCTTAAAGAAATTGAAAACCAATTTGGTGAATTTGATTTAGGTCAAGTTGGTGGTTCTAACGATGTATATCTACGATTTGGTTATTGGAATCAAGTCGATTTGATAAAACTACAAGAACTAATTGGAAATAGTATCAGAGTTTACGAAGATGAAGATTTCGATGATGATACTGGTTGGAAATATAGTTACAAATTAAAATAGTAAGTTATGAAAGAACACTTAGTAGAATTAATGTTAGCAAACACTTCCTTCACCGAAGAAGAAATCGGTGAGATGGATAATTGGGAAATCCGAATGCATTTAGGTTATGAATGAATTGGATTTACATGGATTCACGCATGATGAAGCTGTATTAGAAGCTGAGAATTGGGTTTTACTTCAATCAGATAATCCTATGTTTGAATGTAGAGTCATAGTAGGTAATTCTTCACAAATGGCAAAAAGAATTACCAATATGTTAGATGAATATGGATTTAGGTATTATATTCCAAGTTGGAATGTAGGCGAAATAATAGTTTCAAATTAAATGATAGAATTTTTTAGACATATAGTAGGAATATGTGGTGAACACTTTCACCCAAACATTTGGAACACCATGGCATCTATTCCAATAATAGCAACAACAGTACATTATATTAAATGTAAATGTGGTGGATGGTTCAAACACAAAAAGAATTGTAAAAATAATTTGGATAATTAAAATAAATTTCGTATATTTGACTCATTATGAATAAAACAGATTTAACACAACAAGACGGAATGTATTATGTAGGACATCTTATCGATATGGATGGGAGTGGTTATGTAGATGAAGAAACTGCAGAACTGATACTTATGGAATACAATGCAGGAGTTACTGAATGATTATAGTAGAAACTAATAAAGAGAAAGACCAATTTCTCGAATATTGGAATAACGAAGAATCTAAGATTATTCCAATTTGGAAAGATTTGGATAGACATCCTATGAATAATGGGTTGTCATTTTTGTATGTCCGATTTCCAAACATGGATTTTATCTTACCATTTAATCATAATGATTGTGAAAGGTTAACAATGGACTTATCCATTTCAACTCAATCAAAATGGATTTGGGATAAAAAGGGTTTCTTACAAGCAGATGTTCAAATAAAGAATCTAAAAGATGTACAAACCTCGTTATTCTTTGAACAAAACACTATATACGATATACAATCCAAAATAGAGGTTCTAACGAACTTTTACTATCGTTTAGGTATAAGAGATGGTTTGGGTAAAAGTATCCCTATAATGAAGTGGGGTGAGGTACTAAGAGAGATTGTTGGTGAGTGGGATGTAAAACATACTAACAATTGGGTGGATGAAACGATGATTCCTCTCCTCTCAGATATCGAACGAAGTGGGATAAAGGTCGATACAGAAAAATTTATTGATAGATGGAAAGATAATAGAAAACATATAGCCACCACCGAACAAGGAAATGTTGTTTATACCGAGTACAATCCATACACGATTACTTCAAGACCTTCTAATAGACATGGTGGTGTAAACTTCTCTGCTCTTAACAAAAAAGATGGTTCAAGAAAAGCCTTTATACCATCCGAAGATTCTCTTTTCTTACAATTCGATTACGATGCGTATCACGTTAGGATTATCGCCAAGTTGATAAAGTATAAGTTACCCGATACTTCGGTTCACCAATGGTTGGCAGACCAATATGGTTGTTCGTATGATGAAAGTAAAGGTAGAACATTCCGTATCTTATATGGTGGTGTGAGTGATGAAGATAGAAAGATACCATTTTTTGATAAGGTAGATACCTTCATTAGAAAGATACAAGAAGAATCAATCGAGAATGGATATATCCAAACACCTAAAGGTAGAAAAATACCATTAGGATGGATTGAACAACCCAATGCACAGAAATACTTCAATTATCTACTTCAAGCGACTGAAACTGAATTTAATATTGAGGTGATAGATAAGTTGAAAAAAGAAAAGTTACCTCTTCCTATTCTATACACTTATGATTCATTCTTATTCGAGTTTGATGATTCTGAGGTAGAAACTATTAAAAAGGTTAAATCCGTTCTCGAAAGTTTTGGATTTCCTGTCAAAGCAGATTGGGGTAAGGATTACTCAAAAATCTAATATTTATATACTAATACAATTATAGGAAAATATATGAAAAAGTTTATAACGTTACTTGCACTATTAATAGTAGCTTGTACAACTGAGGGATTCACTCCTCCATACGAAGTAATCGAAGTTCAAGACCCAAGAGAATCGGTAATCGTAGAAAGTGAAATATTCAAAATAGAATATAATGAGATTCTACAACAACCAGTTTGGGTTGAGTACACAGTTCAGTGTCCTTTGCCTGGTGTTGATAGAGGTTCAATGGATTTTTGGAAACCAACTGGTATCCTAACTTCAGATAATGATGATTATTATTCAAATGTTTGGGATAAGGGACATATGGCCCCTGCAGCTGCATTCAATTGTACTAAAGAAATGCTACAACTTACATTTAACTTTGCTAATTCTGCTTTACAACACGAAACACTTAACAGAGGTGTGTGGAATCATTTAGAAGGATTTGAAAGAAACTTAGCAAATTTTTACCAAGTTGATGTAAGAATAGAAGTTATATTTGATGAAACTCCACAAAAAGTTAGTGGTGGGGCATCTATTCCAAAGGGATTCAAAAAAATATTAAAGTTTGATGATAGAGAGATTGTATTTGAATTTCCAAATCAAGATACGAGTGGTACACATTGGACAGATTATTTAGTAAGTAAATAAACTTATATTTATACATGATGGATTATACTCAATTAATAGATAAATTATTAAGAGAACTCAACACGAGAGTTGGTATCGTTAATATATACGATAAAGACCAACAATCTATGATGTCTGAAATTCTAACAGAATGGAATGAGTTTGAAGCAAAACAGATTATCTTTGAATTTTTAACTAATGAAGATGATGAAAAATCTGCTGAAGATGAAAAGTACAAGAATACTGGTGGTAGTGGATATGTAAAAGCAGGAGATTACGATAAGTGGAAAGCAAATCCTGATGCAGATATCGATAAATTTACAAAAACACCAAGTGGTAAGTATATACCAAAAGAAGATGAAAAGGGTGGTGAGGAAAAAGAAAAAAAAGAACTTGGTAAAGATGTGAAAGCTAACTCTGATTATGCAAAGAAAGAAAAAGAGAGAGCAGATAGAGTAGCTAAACAAAATGATTCATCTGAGGAAAAATCGGATACTGATACAACTGAGGGTAATGGTTATACTGGTTCTAAAAATAAAACATTAGTAGATACAAACCCAATTGAATCAGAAAATTATCAAATAGATTTAGAACCAAATGATGATGATTTTAATAAAAGAAATGAAAAAAGTGCTAATCCAACTCCACCTGAACCTTTAAAGTTAGATGGATTTATTAAAAATCCAAAATTTCCAAAAAGATATACTAAGGTACTTGAAAGAATGGTAAATTCAAGAATAACCACAGAAACAGCAAAATGGGCACATTTCTCTAATATTGAAGGTGGTCAAGGTAAAATATCAGCACAAGCTGGTGAACTTATGACTATGATGGGTTCTACAATGAGTGATGATGAGTGGAATGAATTTTCTGAAGCATTACTTAAACATGAGCAGGAATTGTTAGATAATCATGAAGATGTTTTTAAGAAAAAAAATGCAAAAGGAAAACTTGTTGATAATCCAGGTTCTCGTATTATAGATAAGAGTTGGGTAAAAGCAGCTACACAAAGTAGAAAAGCAATCATTGATAGATTAGAAAAACAATATGGTGAAGGAACTACAATTGTAGCTAGTTCATGGGATGCTAAAGGTGAAGCTGAATCTTTGGGAATTCAAGATTACAAAGTAAACAAAGGATTTTCAACTGATATGTATCTTAGAGTTAAAAAACCAAATGGTGAAGAAGTGTTAGATGAAATTTCACTTAAAAAATCTAAAAATGTAAACTTCTTAAACTCAGGAGCTGGGCAATTTAAAGAATGGTTAGGTGATGATTTACCAGATGAGATAAACCAAAGTGTTTATAAAGAGAATCAAAGAGAAAGTTTATCATCCACAGGTCAAAGTATAAAATCTGATATAGAATCTCTATTAAGTGATAATCCCGAAAAAGCTAAAGAATTACAAAAGGTATTTAAATCCAAAGGTTTAGATTTTAATGAAGCTTTAGATAACTTACAAAATGGAAAGGGTGATTACAGAAAAAGTTCATCTGTTGTTATGGCATCTATAAAATCTATTGCTGATTGGCCAAGTTGGGGTAAGAGAAATGATAAAGGTCCTAATGAGGGTGGTAACACCGTAGCTCAAAAATATCTAAGAGAAGCATCAGAAAAACAAACTAAATTTATAGAAGCATCTATAAAATCACTTTCTGAAAATCCTAAAATGAAAGAGGGAATGATGACATCTATACGAGAAGAGTTTCCATTAAAAGCAGTATCCGAAGGTGAAGAAACTATGGCAATTGGTGATATGTCATTAGATAAAGATACAATGGTAGAAATATTTGGAACATCTAACTATGATGATATAAAAGAAAAACTAACATCTGAACCAGGACCACCACCATTCTTAGGATATCAAGCTGAAGTAGGTAGTGATGTAATCCCAATTGCAGAAGTTAGTGTGAGAGAAGATGGTGTAGGATATGGTGGCCAAATTAAGTTTGAAATGAAATTAGACCCACGATTTGCAGCTACATTAAAAGATGCAACACAAAAAGTTTACTCATCAAACTCCAAATAGAAACGTTAATTCAGGGTACATTACTTTTATGTACATTACTGAATCTTTCCTAAAATGATTTCATATTTATATACGAATACAAAGATAGATAGGAAATAAATGCAAACACAGTTACTCTGTACATTCACAACTAAAGAGGAACTTCAAAATACCCTACAACTTATTAGAGAAACTTATCATATAGTTTATAACTATATTTACGTTCTTCAGAATAAGGGTAATTTGGATGAACTTTTTGTTACATATAATATTGATACTCAATATAGACCCGATAGACCATTAGAAGATACTATTTTGGTTCATCGTAAAAAACAAAGTAATACTCTTTACACAATCAATGCTCTAAACGAATTGGTGAAAGAAGAGAATGGTGGTAAGTTGGATAAATCATTTTCTATCGATTGGGATAAATTCAAGAACTCAATCATCGTTACCAACGTAGAAGGTACAAAAAAGATTTCTACAAGAATCTTTGAGGTAATTGAGTTTAATAAAAATTAGTTATAAAAAATAAAGTTATGCTTGATGACATCTATATATTTAATGATATAATATCAAAAGAAAATCAAAACATTTTAGAAGAGTATTTTAAATCAGTAAAAAATCTTTGGATTTCTGGTAATAATGTAGAATACATGATTAATAGTGATATTTACTTTCCACAATTTACAATCCCACCTCAAACAAAATACGATAAAAATATAAAAGATATTATTGATACTATACAATTAAATGTTGTTAACAATCTTAAACTAGAAAATGTACACACTTATAGAATTAAAATCAATAAAAATCCAATTCACAAAATTAAACCGAATGAAGATATTAGAAGTGGAATACATATCGATAGGTGGGAAAGGCACATGTCTATTATTTACTACATAAATGATACAGATGGAGATACTTGTTTTTATGAATATAACGATAATCTTAGAAATTGGATGAAAGATGTTGAATCTGAAAATTTCCATAAATTTAAAGAAATTCGTAAATCAAGTCCAAAAAAAGGAACGGTTTGTGTATTTGATGGAATGATTCCACATCATGGTAGCTATCCAACTAAAGAAGAAAGATATGTAATAAACATGAACATTACTACCAAGGATACTTTTACACTTTTATAGATTAATAAAATACTTAATATTTATGAGTAATAATCAATTTAAAATAATATGTTAAAAGCTTACGAAATACTTAAAGCATGGGCTATTTCATTTAACCCAACAGAAAAGCAACAAAAGATAGCTATTGATAGATTTAGTATTTGTGAATCATGTGAATTTAAGAGAGAAACTTTTAGAAATAAAGTATGGTCTTATGTTTGTAATGAATGTGGATGTCCTCTTCAAAAAAAGATATATTCACCAGTTCCGAATGCGTGTCCTAAGAAGTTTTGGGAAACGGTTGATAAAAAAAATGGTATTTTAATAGAAGAAAAACAAAATCATTCTTTATTTTAACAAAAATTATATTTATAGATACATAAAAAGGATACATTACTATGAGAGGAACACTAATAGGTACAGATTATTTATATCAAGGGGATGATGTAAAGGTATTAGAAATCAATACAAACACCGCTATTATAAGCAAAGGAGTTGAACATTTGGATTTAAATCCATTTTTTCAGTTTCTACAAGGATGGGAATTTTCTGAATTTCATTTTATTTATTCAGAAGCAATGACTATAGGAAGAGATGGTGATTCAACTATTTTTCTAGATACCCTACAACAAAGATGTGATGATATAGGAATTACATTTGTAAAACATGAAGTTGATGCTGATGCTATCACCATACCTAATGTAGAAGATTCTGAGGATAAATTTATATTAAGACAAGCATATGATGCATCTGCTATCGTTGATTCCTTATATTGTAATGATAAGATGGAGTTCTTAAACCTAATGAGTGGCTCTGATGATATCCCTGAATCATACTACTCTTCATCTGATGGATTTTTTGCTAATACGATAGATTTGGATACGGATATTGATGCATCTGAACCAAATGGAATTGTAAAATCGAGATATCCTGCATATGATATGGAAATATATCCATCAATTAAAAGATATGGAACTGAAGAAGAATTAACAAGTGATATAAATAACTTAGAAAGTGAAGATTATATTATTCAAGAATTCCTTACAGATGCGAAAAACTTTGTTGATGGTAGAAGTGTTGTTATGAGAGGATTTGATATTATATATGCACATGATTTACAAATTATATCATTGGGTGGATATAGAATGTCATCAAACGTACCAATGTCCTTCGCAGCTACTGCATTTGAAGATGATGGAATTACATTTGATTCATTATCAAGAACTAAATATATAACCAAAGCTTTAGCTGAAAAACAAAAAATACCATATCACACAGATTTAGAAAGTGATATATTAATGAGTGATGGTTCAATTGGTAACATAAGTACTATTCAAGTAGGTGATACTATTACATCAACATTATTTGAATTGATTTCAGGTTCTGAACATACTGGTGAACCAAGTGATGATTATTTAGAACACTATGGAAGTATGACCGTGACAACTGATACTTTATCCACTACTGGTTCAGAACTACAATCTATCGTAAGTCAAAGTATGAATACAATGTTTGTTAAAGCAACTTTTTCTGATAATAGCATTATGATTGATTCACCAACCTCTGAAGTTTATATAAAAACTTCTGGTTCAGCTGAAACAACTCAATTTGAATTTGTAAATAAACTATTAGTTGGTGATTCTATTGTATATTATAATTCTGGTTCTAATGAAATTACAAGTAAAGAAATTACAAACTTAGAAATGGTATGGCAAAATGATGTTACTATTTATAACTTAGATTTTGAACCATATGATTATTTCTTAGTTGATTCAAAACAAGGTGATGGTACATTTAGTATAATGCACAACATATGTACTTATTGTAGCTACCCATGGGCAGGATGTGGACATTACTATTGTGATAACAACTGTGGATATGCCGGTTGTAGTGGAGGAGGTTTTAGTGGAAAATCAGAAAGACATTTAAAAACAGATATAGAATTCATTGGTGAATCTAAAATGGGTATTCCAATGTATCACTTTAACTATAAAGATGTAGCAAATGGAATAGGTAGATTTATAGGTACAATGGTAGATGATTTACAAAGATTAGGATTTGAAGATGTATTAATACATAGTGAAGATGGTATCTTAGTAGATTATAATAAAATAGATGTACCCTTTGGTAATATAAGTAATTAAATTTTAATTAAAAAAAGAATATGATATTATGAGACAAAATCGTACAAAAGAAATAATTACAACAGAAATACATGGTCTTCCAACTAATGATAAAAGTAAATTAGACACTATATTTGCTAATATAATAGCAAAAATAAAAGAGAAGCACTTATCTTAAAAAGATAATTCACTTTTTATTTGGATATATCAAATAATTTTCGTATATTTACATAGTAAATAAGAAAAGATGAAGTTAAAAGATATACAAAAGATAGTTGAGGAAGTTTTCCCAAAGATTGAAAACTATTATGGTTACTCAAAACACTTTCCTGAAGTAACTCCTTATATCGAATATGAAACTTCTATTTATGGTAGAATGAGCGGTGAAGAAGATGATGGTAAGATGGGGGAAGAAACTCCAGAAGCTGAGTTTGATAGAATCGATAACTCAATCGTTCTTTATTATCCTAAGATGAAATCTAAAAAACATATCGTGGAAACTTTAGTTCACGAATACCAACATTACTTACAATCTCCATCTTGGATGACAAGATACTACAACATGGGATTCAGATACGATAATCACCCATATGAGATTGCTGCAACAAACGAAGAAAAAAATTATAAATTATTTATTTAAAATAAATTCAAAATAATTTGGATATTAAAAATAATATTCGTATATTTGTATAAATAAAATTTAAAAGGTTACAATATGGCAAAAAAATCTACAACTACAAAATCTACCCCAAGGGTAGTAAAACAATCTACAAAAAGACACAGTTTAAATATCAAACCTATTGATGAGGTTGAATACTCTGTAATCAAATACGATAATCCAGATATCGTAGAGACTATGGAAAAGGAATGGCCTGAGATGACAGATGAATTCAAAAGAATCATGTTTACTCAGTACGAACTTTTCTGTAAGAAACAAGCAAACTATGGACCAGATAACATTTCTGTTGGTTCTGATTTAAAGAGTAGGGCTGATAAAAATATAGCACTTACAGGTCTTTGGTTTAGAATGAATGATAAGATTCAAAGATTAAAACAAATGGTAGTACAAGGTAAGAAAGATGAGGTTGGAGAAGCAATCGAAGATTCATACCAAGACCTATCAGTTTATGGAATTATAGCCCAAATCGTTAGTAACGGTAAGTGGGCAAAATAATAAAAATAAATACGAATTTTGAGAAGATTCTTCGGTGGTTTTTTCGATTTTCGTATATTTATATGTATAAAACACACACCGATAAAACAATTAATAATTAACACTAAAAGGTAAAAATCATGGCTTTAGACATTAACGCAATCAGAGGTAGACTGAACAAACTACAAAACACACAACGTAAATCAGATGCACTTTGGAAACCAACTCCAGGAAAACATCAAGTAAGAATCGTTCCTTACAAATTCAATCAAGATAATCCTTTCATTGAATTGTACTTTCACTACAACATTAACAACAAAACTTATTTATCACCACAATCATTTGGTAGACCAGACCCTATTGTAGAGTTTGCGGATAAACTAAAAAGAATGGGAGATAAAGAAGATTGGAAAGCAGCAAAGGCTATGGAGCCTAAGTTGAGAACTTTCGTACCTGTTGTTGTAAGAGGTGAAGAAGGTGAAGGAGTTAGATTTTGGGGATTTGGTAAAACTGTATATCAAGAAATCTTAGGTTACATCGCTGATCCAGATTATGGTGATATTACAGACCCTACAAGTGGTAGAGATTTAACAATTGAGTATAAATCAGCAGAAGAAGCTGGTACATCATACCCAACTACTACTATTAGAGTAAAACCAAGTGAAACTGCAGTAAGTGAGGATGCTACAAGAGCAACTTCGTTCTTAGAATCACAAACTGAAATTACAGATTTATATTCTGAATTATCTTATGATGAATTAAAATCAGTATTAGAAGGATGGTTAAACCCAACTGCAGAAGGTGAACAAGGTTCAGCATCTCAAGAGGTTCTATCTACTCCATCTAAACCAGCTGCACAAGCAGAGGTTAAAACAACTGCTCCAGTAGCAGCGGCTCCTACAACAACAGAATCTGCAAAGAAAACTGATGATGTTGCAGCAGCATTTGATGATTTATTCAATAACTAAACCAAACTAAATGGCAAAAAAGAAACAAGAAGTTGACTTGGCAGATATTCTGGCGGGTGAACTTAACAAACAAGCTAAAGATAACAAAGTAGCATTTTTCTTAGATGATGACAGTGCACCTACAAATGTAGATGGATGGGTATCGACCGGATGTGCTATGTTAGATGTAGCAATTTCTAACCGCCCTTATGGTGGGTTGCCAGTTGGTAGAATCGTTGAAATAACAGGTCTCGAACAATCAGGAAAATCATTAGTATCAGCTCACCTCCTTGCAGAAACACAAAAGCAAGGTGGTGTTGCTGTATTGATTGATACTGAAACTGCAGTAAGTAGAGAATTTTTAGAAGCTATCGGTGTGGATGTTTCTAAACTTCTTTATGTATCAGCAGATTCAGTTGAACAAATCTTTGATATGACTGAAACAATTATTGAAAAGGTTCGAGAAACATCAAAAGATAGATTGGTAACTATTGTAACAGATTCAGTTGCAGCAGCTTCAACACAAGCTGAACTTGCATCTGATTATGGTAAAGATGGTTACGCTACTGACAAAGCAATCATCATCTCGAAAGCGATGAGGAAAATTACCAATATGATTGGTAGACAAAAAATCTTGTTAGTTTACACTAATCAACTTAGACAAAAGATGAACGCTATGCCGTTCGGTGACCCATGGACTACTTCGGGTGGTAAAGCTCTTGCTTTCCATGCCTCTGTACGATTGAGATTGAAGGGTGCTGGTCAAATCAAAATGAAGATTGGTGGTAACGATAAGATTGTTGGTATGAAAGTAAGATGCCAAGTGGTTAAGAACAGAATGGGTCCTCCATTACGTTCAACTGATTTTGAAATCTACTTTGATAGAGGTATCGATAACTACGGTTCGTGGTTAAAGGTAATGAAAGAAAACAAAATAGTAAAACAAGCAGGTGCATGGTACTCTTATGTAGATACTGAAACTGGTGAAGAACTTAAATTTCAATCTAAGGATTTCATAGATATTATGGAAGAAAGGGGTGAAATTAGAGAACAGATTTATAAAAAGATATGTGAGGTACAAATCTTACAATATAAATCAGATACCAAAGATATTGAAGCATTAGAACATGACCCTAATTTAATACCTGAATAACATGAGTAAATTAATTACTATGTTGAGAAAAAGTGCCGAAGCTGATAAAGCTAAGGCACTATTATCTCTCGACTTATTAGATAAGAAGGCTGTTGGTATTGGTGACCATTCTACTGAAGATTTCTATAAAAATGCAGAAGAAGCGTTAGAACTTCTATCTGGCGCATTAGATAGATTGGAAGCATTAGAATATTATGAAAACCAAGAACCAAACAAAGAACTTCTTACATGAAACAACTATACAAGAACATTTTAGAGTCAGTTGAAACTGATAGAACTCAAAATATCGATAAACACAAGAATTCTCGTGTACTTATTATCGATGGGTTAAATACCTTTATCAGATGTTGGTCATCGATACCAACTATGAATGATAATGGAGACCATGTTGCAGGAGTAACTGGTGTACTTAAATCAATAGGGTACGCAATCAGACAGACTCAACCGACTCGTGTTGTTGTTGTATTTGATGGTAAAGGTGGTTCTACTTCTCGTAAAAAGAAATTCGGTGGATATAAAGCACAGAGAGATAAAAACAAACTCAGAGTAAATAGAGCATATGCTGATATGATGAACGATGAGGATGAAAGAGAATCTATGAAAAGACAATTCGTTTGGTTAAACGAAATGTTGGATAAACTTCCTCTTACAACTATGATATACGATGGTGTTGAAGCCGATGATATCATGGCTTATATTTCTACTACACTTTTAAAAGAAGATGAACAAGCAGTGATTATGTCAACTGATAAGGATTTCCTTCAATTAGTTGATGATACAACCATTGTTTGGTCACCTACCAAAAAGAAAATGTACAACAAATCTATGGTAAAAGAGGAATTTGGTATCGAATCAAAGAACCTTTTGTTATACAGAGTATTAGATGGTGATAAATCAGATAATATACCTGGTGTATATGGATGTGGTATAAAAACCGTAGTAAAGAGATTTCCTGAAATTACAGAAGATGTAAAATTAGAAGTTGATGATTTACTAAGGTTAGCTGAAGAGAAGAAAGATGAAACTAAAGGTAAGATTAAAATATACAAAGATATCATAGAAGCTAAAAGCCAAATTCTACTTAATAGAGAATTGATGCAATTGGATGATGTTGATATTAGTGGTACTATTAAAATGAATACCTTAGATAGATTCAATGAACCTATAACTCCATTAAACAAAATGGATTTTATGAAAGTTATTTTAAAATATAAAGTAACTGGTGCTTTTGGTGATATCAATGATTGGTTAAAAACAACCTTTGGAAATTTAATTACAGATTAATGCCAATAAGAAGAGGACAAACACATCCATCGGCAAAGTTAACTGATGAACAAGTTTTAGATATCAGAAAACTTTGGAGAATGGGGCATCGTAACATAAGAGTTATAGCTCGTAATAATAAAGTATCACCTGCCAATGTAGTTAAGATTGTTAAAAATAAAACTTGGCAACATCTAAATGAATTTTGGAGTGGTAGTTTATGAAAGAAGAAGGTAAACATTATGTAGATATATCTAAAATTACAATCAGAGAAATCAGTAAAGCAGCTGGTAAAGATATGATTGTAAAGTATCATTATACACACGCATTTTCAATGTGTAGATACGCTCTTGGAGTATTTTACGAATCCGATACCAAAGATGTGTTAGGTAACACAGAACAACTCATAGGATGTCTTATTTATGGTTATCCCGTAGGTAGGTCAGCAGTAACCTCAGTAGTTGATGGATTGGGTAAAGATGAGTGTTTAGAACTTACACGTCTCTTTATACACGATGGGTTCGGTTCTAATATTGAAAGCTTCTGTATGGGAAAATCGTTTAAGTGGTTGAAAGAAAATGCACCTAATATAAAGATGTTGATTTCTTATTCTGATTCAGAACAAGGACATCTTGGAGGAATCTACCAAGCAACGAATTGGTTATTCCAAGATACATCACAAATACAACTGATGCCAAACTTTGGTATATCATTAACTAAAGACCCTTATAAGTGGATACATTCAAGAACTGTGTTCTCTAAATGGGGTTCACATAATATTGAAAAACTAAAAGAGGCAGTTGGTAAAGATGGTTATAAAGAATTTTGGAGAAAGAAAGAAGCACCTAAGAATAGATACATTCAGATATTAGGTCAAACTAAAGGAGAAACTAAGAAGTTGAAATCAAAATTGAAACACAAAGTTTATCCTTATCCAAAGAACTTAGAAGATTATTTACCAAAGATAGAACACTATGAAACTATCGAAGCAGAAAATAAAGTAAATTTTTGGTAAAAATATTTGGTAAATCCAATTTTTTTTCGTATATTTACATAGTAAATGAGTGATAATAATATGAATATAAAAAACCTATTTAGCACACAAGGTAAGAAAGATATCCTTTGGAAAAAAAATGAAGTAAAATTAAAAAAGTGGTTTAAATCTAATTTAATTTTACTTAGAACTATGGATGAAAATTCTTCAGATTTTGATAATGATTATAAGGATAGAGCATTTTATAGATTAATGGTTGGGTATTATGGTGTTGGATATGGAAATGGATTTTCATCCGGTCTTGCAAGTAATAATGCTAGTGTAGGTAATATAAAAACTACATTAGACCATTGGGCTGGAATGACCGAGGTTGGTCGTTATGTTCATGAAGTTTTCAAAAAAAGTGAATATAATATTGATTGGATGTTGAATGAGTGGTTATATGATAATCTTCATCTATGGGCTACAATAAAAGTCACTAAAGAAGAACACAAAAAAGAAAACATCATTCGAAATAATCATTCATTAGAAGAAAAAAACGAATTGAAACACTATATTAACTTTAGTGGATTAAAATAATTACTAAAACATTTGGTAGTTCCAAATATTATTCGTATATTTACAAAGTAAAAGAGTTGATATCACTCTATAACGATATCAAAATTAATAAACACGAGGTAAGGTATCACCTCATTAACGATACCAAAACTTAAAACAAGTAACAATGGCATTTAAAAAATCAATCGATGCATCAGTTGGTGAAATGAAACTAAACCAACTTAGAAAATTATTTCCCTACATTCATGTAGACACAAACACATTACAAAGGTTATTAGATGAATGGCCAGACCAAGTAAAAGCCGAGCATATGAGGGCTATATTTGAAGGACATTCCAATATTTACACAATTGTTCTAATTAGTATAGATGGTTGTTTAAATTACTGTAATAGTATTATAGGTGAATATGAAAAAGATGATACCGAATATTCAGCAGTAGCTGAAACTATTGAGTACTTATCGAAGTTGAAATCAACAGGTAAACGTTATCTAAACATAGATGGTCAACATAGAGTAAAAACTTATCAAGATTTTTTAAAATCTAAATTTACAATAGAAAGTTCGGTATTTGATTATGTTGATAATGGCGATGAGGCACCAATAGCTTTCCAATTAAAGGGTGTTAAGTTCAGAGATATGCCTGAGCAAACCCAACAAACGATATTGGATACACCACTTACATTGGTTATGATAAATAAAGCTACTTTACAGGATATGGTGGATGTAACTATTTACACTAACATTGGAGAACCTTGGAACAATCACGAACGAAGAATAATTATCCCGTCTAAGTTTAATAGATTTCTGATTAATTATATGAATGATAATCCCTTAATGGAAGCAATGTTCAATAACACAAAAAATCTATCAGGTAAATATTCTATTGTAAAGAAGGGTGATGCCTTAATGGTAGCTGAAT